GCCCTGCTCCATGACGGAGTTGCATAGTTTCTGCATAGTACCCAGTGGCATACCAGTTAAGGTCCTTAAATGCATTCATCACATCATATCCCCAATAATCTTGGGATACTTTATCTAAAAGATCAGATTCGTATTCACGGATCCTTCCTAAATGTTCATGTAATGTTCTATCAGTTTGTTTAGGAACATAAGCATGTAGTGTGTAATTTTTAGTAACGCTATCTAGTATCGCCCAAGATGTCATCGTATCAAGTCCAGCAGAACATAATACATTCATCTCGTTAACTTTGGTATATTTCAAAAAATTGACCGTATTTTCTACGAGAATATCACCGATTATGGTCGATGCTTGTTCTAAAGTAAGAGCCGGTTGTTCATTGATATGAGGTCCGTCGTAACATACTGGTGTATATGCTTCTAATTTTAGATTTGTCCTACTAAACTTGTCTCTCTCATACAGCGGAAACCCTCTTAGAGGAGGATGCATGATCTCATAATTATCACCATACGATACGATAGCACACCATTTACCTGCAGGACGATATCCATGAGAAACTACAGCAGCAATATCATCTGAAAGAGTGCAGTCAGTGCTATATCCTTTAAACCATACCATCTCACCTGACACTACAGTAGAGGACCATCCATCATCCAGATAGAGCCTATCGTGGACTTTGTGCAGTGCTTGTAGTGGTGCTTCATCTCCTATGAAGAAAAACATATATTACACCTCTACTAACTTTCCCTTATAAGGATTGTTGAGCCACTTCGCATAAGTCTCTGCTTGTTCGGAAATCTTGGTCAGTTCGTATTTTGCAGCAAAACGCATCAAGTGGATTCCTACCTGAGGAGTCGTAGCAATGCGTACATCATTGCGAATGACCTCATCAACCTTATCCTTGATCTCTTGCGGCTGTGCAGTGAGATCAATAAGGGCACGGTTACGTTCATAGTCGTCCTTGACACGATGTTCAACGCCGTCATGATCGGTCCAGCGTTGCAACATCATGTTGTTCCACTTGAAGCCTTGCTTGTTGCGATCTTCATATGCATCACGGATGCCGATAGAGTTCTTAGAACCCTTCTCACGAACGCCCGGATATGCAGAGAACACGTTGTCAGTAGCATCACCACGGATGATCTTCTTGAACAGGAGATACTCAGGATCCTCAAGCAGCTTGGGTTCTTTGGTCTTCTTATCCTTCACGATACGATCACGATCATCATAGTAGCCATCCAACTTGATCACCTGATTCGTCATGCCGTTATATTGATGCACATTCTCTGCGATCAATTGCACGAAATCAGAGTCAGTGGAGATGATGAAGTGTTCATCGTCAGGATGTAGATGAACGAAACGAGCGATGATATCATCTGCCTCAGCATTGGGATGGCGCAGTACGCTGGCATTCGTCTTGTCACGCAGATAGGTCGTGAAGTGATCATATGTCTCCCAGAACATCTGGTTCTCTTCAACTTCAGCCTCAGTAGGATTCACTGCGATACGATTAGCCTTATACGGCTTGTAGAATTCCTTACGCCAAGAACGGCCCTCAAGGCAGAAGACGACATGATCAATGCCAAATTTACGCACAACCTGATTTACAGATGAGAGCGTGAGGTGCATCGCCATTCCTACTTTGACCCATTTATCCTCATTTTTCGCAGCAACATGCCTGGCACGAAAGAATGAATTTGCTGTGTCTATGAGTGCGTACTTCATCGGATGCTTTCTCTATTTATACACATATTATAGCTGGTATTTTAGAGGTTGTCAAGCCTGAAAATCTAAAAAGCTAGTAGGATCAAAATCTAAAACATCCTTTCTGACAGGGGTTTTGGAATAATAGTTTTTGAATGGGAGAAAATCAGGTTTTAGCTTACCTACGCTTTTCATAGGATGACCAGCAATCTTGGTATCAACCAGAGCAATCAGTTCATCTACTGACTTGTTTGCCTCAGGATTAATCCATTCCCACTTCCACTTGCCATTGATATTAAGACGAATGTTGGACCATTCGTTCTTAATATATTTTTCAAGAGCATCTATGTCAGTCTTCTCACCGTAGTACAAACAAGCAAACTCTTGCTTACAGGCACTGTGTGCTACATAGTCTTGCAACCTCTTGCCAGGAGAAGCACACACACCAAATCCCAAAATATTATTGTGCTGTGTCTGGATAATATAAAGAAAACGCTTCATTATTTCGCTCCTAGAGCCTTAACCTGGACCTTGATACTAGCGGGCAAGAAGTCATAAAGATCCTTCCCTGCTTCGCTGTGGGATAGCACCATGTCAGGAACAGGATACTTACCCCCAAGTCTTTGGTAAATTTTAAGACATACGTTCAGAATTGCAGTATCATGTAAACTTTTACTAGTTCCATAAACTGCTTTTGAATAAGCAGCATATGCGTCCCCTACTGTAGTTAATAGTTGTCCAGGATTAGTAAACAATTCCTTGATAATAGCATTCAGATTAGTCAAAAACTCTACATACTCAGGGCTATCTACAGGAATCTTTGCTGTATTATAAAGATGTTTGTTAAAACTAAATTCAGCAGCCTCTACAACTTCATCATTCCAAAATCTATTGTGATTCTTAACAGTAAAATTTAAAATCTCAGGCTTCATCGTCTTGATAGCAGCCAGGTGAGTCAGAGTACCGGGAATACCGAGATTTTCTTCGTCTTCCTTGCTGATAGGATAGACATCACTATTTTCGCAAATAGTTTGCTTTTCAGCAGCAAGCGCATATTCTTGATTGGTAGTATTACCATCCAACCGATAGCTCAAGACGCGCTGCTTGTGATGATCATATTCGTCAATTTTCTTCTTGCCAACACCATTGATGAATGCGAAATGTTCTCGGGCAAATGAGCGGTCTGAAGTCTCAACGTAAAGAACGTCAACTTCCATATCTTCCCAGTCATTCTCATCTACTTCATCAATGAGACCTGCCTGTGCAAGTTTAGCCAAAGACACGACAGTATGTTGTCCGTCAGTGCAATGATAATTATCTTCTCCGGGAAACTTAACAGCAAAGATGGGATTCACTCGTCGCTCGTCAAATCCTTGAATGATGTGCATTACGTGAATTTCATCAATCTCACGCTGAATATCTTCATCAATCAGGATATGTTTAATCTTGACCTTGCTATGCTTGGGCAAGTTCTTTAGCGAGAAGGTGATTCCCTTCTTGTAGTAATCTTCAATCGCGTCATGTAATCCTTGATTACTCGGTATATTCACTTCCTCCAGACGCTGCGCCACAGTCTTAACGTAAAACTCGCCTGCCTTGCGGGCCAGTTTGTTATTGACGCTGCGAGTGCGTTTTACCTTGCTGGGTACCCATTTAAGCGGAAAATTATTGTTCTTCTTGGACATAATACAATCCTAATGCGTTGATGATAAAATTAATGTATTACCATTTTAGGTGCTTGTCAAGCGAAATTATCCAAAGCATAAACAACTGTATTATCGCTGCTTTTAGCATTTCATCGTCAGTGTATGAGAAGTAGAAGCTGGTCTGTTCTAGCTGTTGTGCGAGCGAAGGCAATGCTGCTTCAAAGTCAGCATCGCTCATATTTCTAGTAGAATGTCTCTTGTTTAGTACATCAGATAACAATTTCATACATTTCCTTAAACAGCGTTTTATCAATTTGGGTCCATAGTTGGTGGGACATTGACTTCGTTATCTTTGCAGTGAAGCCTTCGCCTATACCCCGATGCCCAACCACTTTACCAGTGTTTTTTCCTCTGACGCCGATTACGTCAATCCAAGCAGCTTCGTGATAGTTTATCTGAGCAGAGTCAACTACAATAAGATAGTATATTTTTTTACCAGCTTTCCAATCACAGTCTTTCGTTGCAAGACAGAAAATATAATCTTCGGTTTTATTTTTCAGAAAATTTAATTTATCAGCAAGGTCCGCGTGTTTAGTCAACCGTGACCCAGAAATTTCTAGTGTTTCCTTTCCGAGTTTACCGCTCTTATTGCCAATTCTTGTTCCGTTGTCCGTAGTTTTATCTTTGCCTACACCATGATTAAAGTCAGGTTTCCAATCGGAACCGTGACCGTCATAAATTAATGCACGGGCGCATAGCTCTTCCCAATACTCACTCTTACATCTACCTAAATATAGACTATGATGTTGGGTAAGCAAATTTTTAAGATGCGGCACTAAGCCCTCAAAAGTAATATCAGCCATAATATATTAACTTACTTCGGTAAATCCGTCACCTATATCACGCTGGCGAATGACGCGGACATCACTCTCATCACGCTTTTCAGG